TCTTTGCACCCTCGATAAGATACTTGTATCTAGCTCCTGACTCGTGACACTGCTCGACAGAGGTTTGTGGTACGACATCCTGCCACATAAGTTCAGCACTCTTTGTGGCAGGATCCATATAGTATACAAGAGCAACGAGGTATACTGTCATGCTTCTGTGATCTTCGAAAAGCCTTCCGCAAGCGTAGGTGGCTCGTAGTGCTCGATCATCGACGATAGAACGTGAGCTGGAATCGTCTTACCACGACGTGAATCCAGACGGCGGTTCCATTCCTCAGTAGGCAAGCTCTCTGTACCAGGCAGAGGAAACACCCAACACTCGATCTCGTAGCGATGCAGCTTGAGCTTATCGATGAACTTCTTGCGAGACTTCACAGTCAAGTTAGTGCGATCAATAGTGAAAGGAAGCTGGCGCATCATACACGCGTTAATCGTTCTCCACATTACCTTATCGGCAAAACCGATAAGCTCTTTGAATCCCTCATCGTAGGTCATTCCGTAGTTGCTAGCTACTTCACTGATTATATTGTCAGTTGACGCTACATACGTAATGATCTTGGTGCGGGCCCAATGGGACTTACCAGATGCAGGGACACCGACTAACATTATACACTTAGGCATTACCAACGATACTCCACACTATTATATCCCACATAACCAGAGGACCACTTAACCACCGAACCCTGATACTTAACATTCTTCTTCAATGGATAAGAAATCTTTGGTAGTTTAGACCACTGTTCTTTACGTTCTTTTTCAGTCATTACAGTCATTATATTTTACTCCAGGAAACCAAGCATCGCGAATTGCTTCGTACTTTACAGTCTTGGTTAGGTTGTTACGAATTGTGTTGCGGACATCAGCCCAATACTTTGCATGATCAAGCTCTTCAAAGTTCTTGAAGATCAATGCACGCATGTACTGATCATATCTTTGAGCATGTTCGAGAGCAAAGGTCTTGCGATCGATAATCTCTTCACGTATCCAACTAAGATCGTTAGCCAAGTGGTAAACCACATAAGAAACTGTAAAGTTGAGTTGCTCCTCAAACTGTGACAAACGATCACGATCCTCTTGAGGAAGGTGAGCCTTGACATCATCCAGCTTCTCGTCCAGAATCAACTCGACGATGTTGCGATCCTGTAGGATAGCTTCCTTCGCCTTGTGAATCTGCAGATACCAGTGACACTTCAACTTGAGCATGTGGCCATCAGAGAAACGAACCACGAAGCCTTCAACGTCTTCCAGATCACGAACATAATCGACAAAAGCCTTCATATCGGTCTGCGGTTCGAATTCACGAACCATAGGAATAAAGTACATATCGGCTGTGTTGGCCATGATATCTCGAGACATATAACGACCTGTGGTGATGTCACGCATAGCAGTGAGGATCAGCCGATCTTCCTTGTAATCCAGAACGATGCGCTGCTTACGCGAGCACCACTCAAAGATAGGAGTGTAACCACGGCTGATTACAAACTTCGCAAACTGACGATAGTTAGGGTGAGCCTCGACGAACTCTTCGACAGGCTTTGCCACATCAGTAGCGCCCATCTTCGTACCCCAAACCATCTCACCGGGCCAGATCATGAACGGTGCAATCATCGAGCCATCGAGCTTCTCGAGGATACGATGCTCCTGAGACAGATCAACAACATGATCCTGAGTCTCTTCACGTTCGTTCACATTGAAGAACTTGTGGAACGGACGACGAAGGATATCACCCGACTCGTTATCGAAGATGATACCACGCAGCTCACGGCGAATAGGACAGTCAAACGTATCAGCCATCATCACGTTGTAGTTGATGACCGTGTAGCCTTCCTTAACGGCAACCACGAACTCGTCGCGGCCTTCGATAGCAGGCAGCACATCAGAGATGTTATTGATAGTAGGGAATTCGTAGTTCATTTTATATCCTTAATCAATGAGTTCTTCTACGTGAACGAGTTTGATTTCTGTGGTCCATTCTGGAATATCTTCGAGGTCGTTTTCCGTAGGAAGGTTATCCCAAAGTTGAGTATGAAGCCATTCAATTTGAGCTTCTGTGAGGGGTTGCGAAGTTTGAAAGTTGTATGTGTAAACTGGATTTTTCATTTTCGGTTCCTTCTTTTGATATCCCCTTATCCCTCTTTCTCACAAAAAGGTCAACAAAAAAAGGGCAGGCCCTTTCGAGCCTGCCCTCATGCGTGAACGGGAGGAACCCCACCTGCCTTGCAGCTTCCCCGTTAATTCCAGTCGCCGAAGCACTTGCCACTAGCGTGAACATGTCACACTTACACGCATTACAGTGTTTTATTTATAAAAAGTTTCTTCTTCGTAATTTAATTTCCCAGGTTTATTTAAAAAAAACGCTGGAGTAGAACCATTGAACCCACCGCCCAAGTTGAGGTGACGTGCCATGGCTTTGGCTTCGGGCATTGGGATACTACTTGCTACGACCTGATTTGTCTTGGTTTCTATGACATCAGCACCCGCGATAGAGAACCCCCCACCAACATCAACAAGCTGCCCAGTAGGCTCCATTTTGTAATTAACCATTAGTCTTCCTCCATTGAAACCCGAAACAAAGCTCTTGCATCTTGCGGTGGAACCAGTTAGGCTCCATACCCTTATTTGGTTGATATACGATAGCACCATGCTGACTGCTACCATAGTCTCCCATCAGCCACACTTTCCACTCAGACTTCTCTGGTAGTTTGAATACCAGATTGTCGGGCATCTCTTTGGCTACCCAGCCACTATCTCCAGCGTCCATCATCACTTAAATCCTTCAAATAGGCTCTTACGTTCATCCTGCATACGCTGACCGATCTGAGTCTTATCCATCACCGGCGTATCGTCTACAAGGTCGTCTGTAGCATCCTCTGCATCCATCAGACGCATCTTGGCCTTGTCCACACTCACCACAAACCTCTTGAACCTGTCAGGATCGTTGTAGCGATTCTTTAGCTGCTTGACCATGATCTGATTCAGGGCAGCCAGCTCTTCGGATGTGATCAGAGCGAACATGAAGTCGGCCGTAGCAGGCAGACCGAACGACTCGGAAGTATCCTCGAGACCAACATCAGAGTTAGAGAAGCCCGAACGAGTAGTCTGTGTAGCCGAGATGATCGGAACATTGAACTCCACAGCAAGACCACGAAGCTCTTCTGCGATTGCCTTAATCACCGTATACGAGTTGACATTAGCACCCGCCTTGATACGACTAGATGTACAAATGTTCAGATAGTCGATATAGATGACGTCAGGAATGAAGTTCTTCTTGAGCTTCAACTCTTGAATGAGGTGACGGAAGTTAGCAGAGCCGGCAGATGCAGTCGGATACTCCTTGATGATCAGCTTGCCCTTCGAAGTCTCCCTGAGCTTGGCCATTCGCTTCTCATACACGTTCCTAGGCATGTCTGCGAGCTCCCCAATCGGACAGTCGAGCAAGTTAGCATCGATACGTTCTGCTACTCGTTCTTCTGCAAGCTCGAGAGTGATGTAGAGAACGTTCTTATGGTCCTTGAGGTTCGCTGCAGCACAGCTACACATGAACATCGACTTACCAACGCCAGTACCAGCAAGAGCAATGTTGAGAGTCTTGTTGGGCAGACCTCCACCAGTGATCTTGTTGAAGAAGTCTAGATCGAACTTTAGACGTTGCTCCTTGCGATGATAGAAGTCATAGCGAGCCTCTGCATCCTCGATGAAGTCGTGTCCGATAGACGAGTCAAACGACACAGCAAGAGCGTCTTGGAGGATCTTAGGGATCGAACCCTTCGACAGCTTCTTCTCGCTCTTATTGTCGAGGATCGAGATCGATTCCATGATCGCATTATAGATTGCCTTATCTTGACAGAACTTCTCTGTCACATCGACAAGCCAGTCTACTGAACGCTCGAGGGTGTTGGGTTGCGTGACCTCATCGATCACCTGCTTTGCTTGATCGAACAGCTCTTGCTGAATCGACTTATCACTAAGATCCACCTGCAATGCTTCCTTTGTAGGGAAGGCATTATACTTAGCCACATAGTCCTCAATGAGCTTGAAGACTATCTGCTCGGACTTCGTGTGAAAGTAGGAGGTATCGAGGAAGGGGATAACCTTCCTCGCATAATCATCGTTCGTAACTAGACTAGAAAGGATTACTTTCTCAGTGTTCATTCTTCACCCATCGCATCATATACGTCTTGAACCGAATCCTCATCAGCAAGGATGTCACCGTATGCTACTCGGTATTTCTTTTCCACAAACTCGCTAAACTTGCTGCAGGAGAGTACTGGCAGCCAGAAGTCTTTTGACTCAGTGTCTTTGAATCGCCACTTCTTGTCTTCAACCTCTCCTGTAGACATGTCCACTCGTTGATACCAACCATTGGAAGGCTTGACAACATGACCACTACTAGTGGCCAGGTCAATAAGCCCCGACCATCGCGAAATGCCTCCCTCATGAAGAACCGTAACTGGGATCTTAGCTTTTTCTCTGACATGGCGTGACTTCTCTACGTTGATGATAAAGTTGTAACCAGAAACCTCACTACCATCTTTCTCTTGCTGGCGACCAATGATAAAGATGTTATCTGCCGAGTAGTACGATCCAGTACCACCACCAACGATAGCCTTAGGGAACATACCAATTTCCATGTATGTATGGTTGACAACAACCATCGGCAGATCCTTGAGCGTCAAGTGAGGTGTTACCATACGGAACAGAGACTTGAGCTGCTTCGCACGAGACATATCTGCAACCGACTTCTCGTTCAGACTGTCCTCTACTTCCTTCTTAGAAGCAAGGTTACCAATCGAGTCGACAACGATAATGATATGATCGCCACGCTCGACGTTATCAAGCTGACTCATGATATCGAACTTCAACTGCTCAACGTCTGTGATAGGAGTATGGAGAACACGTGACGTGTCAATACCGAACGAGTTGAAGTATGCCTGCGGCGTACCAAACTCTGAGTCGTAGAACAACAGCACAGCGTCTGCATACTTGTCGAGATACGACTTCGCCATCAGAAGCGAGAACGCAGTCTTAAAGTGCTTCGATGGTCCTGCGAACATTGTCAGGCCAGGAGTGAAGCCACCATCCAGCTTACCCGACAGTGCAACGTTGACGATAGGCACCTTGGTCTGGATCATATCCTTGTCCGAGAAGAACTTCGACTCGGATAGAATAGCAGTGTACTTCGATGTAGAATTCTTCTTTAGTTTATCAATAAGCGACATAATGACTCCTTGTAGCTCTAACTGTAGTTACCTTATACGATGTTTTACTATAAAGGTCAACTGCCTTGATACACTTTATCTAATCGATCACGGAATTGTTCGATCTTGTTAAGTCTATCGGGCCAGTAGATATAGTTCTTGTCTGGGTTCTTTGCCAGATTGTTAAGTAGCGGCATCACCATATTGTATAGCTTGTTCAGCCGTTCTTCTAGTGTTGCTGCTTCTGCAGATACAGTTGTGATAGTATCCTGTGCTTCTTGAAGTACTTCTAGCTCACCCTCATCAACGATGGAGAAGCCGAAGTCAAATGATTCGTCTAGTTTGATGTTAGCCATTATTCCAAAGGTCCTCTAATGTTACTTGTTTGTATACTGGTTCTGGGTCGATAGATGCTCTCAGAGCAGAAGCGCAATGTGGCTCATCAGGATAGTCTCTACAGAAGTCGACTATCTTGATTAGATCATCATAACGATCGTTGCTACACTCCTTGGCAGGCACACCCATTACTCTTTTGATCACATCATAGATGTGTGCGATAGGAATTCTACCGTGTGGGTGTGCAGGATGATCTGGCAGCTTGCCTTCCAAAGCCTTTGCGGCCTTGATGGCATAAGCATGTAGCAGTGCAACCTTGTCCTTAGTCATGTCAAGCCCAGAGGTCCTCCAGCGTGTATGTCTTCTCTGTCTTCCAGTTAATGCTGTCACAGATCGTCTTGATCGGTTCGAGATAAGACTTATCGAACTGCATAGTGCGGTCGATGTATCTGTCCAAACCAAACTCAGGAGGAAGCCCTCCAGGCGATGCAATCACATTACATTGGATAGGGTTAGGGGTCTTCAGATACGAATACTTGATCTTCTGTCCGTCACCAATCGCTTCATACTTCTTCTCTAGCTTATGCTGACGAAGAAGGTGGTTGTACATCAATGCACCCTTCACGTTGATCGGTGTGCCCTTCTTGAAGACAGAACCACTATCCCTATATTTATTCAAATCAGAGACAGAACGAGGAGAAGCCACCGTCTCGAACGCCAGCTCCTCATACTCCATACGGAAGTCGGCGATGAACTTCTGCATGTCCTCTTCCGTAGAGTTCATGATGATGCTG